ATGCCAAATTTCCTGGCATCATGGCAACCATCTGAACGGAGAGATGCCGGAGCGGCTGAACGGACCGGTCTCGAAAACCGGAGTAGGGGCAACTCTACCGGGGGTTCAAATCCCCCTCTCTCCGCCACTATTCAAACACTTACAGCATTCCCTTTCAGTGACCTGCATCCCGATGAGAAAAATTGAGAAAATCCACTGAGAAAAATTCTAGCGCCGAAGCATGCTCCGACGCCAAAGAATCATCTCATTTTCTTGTTCAACGTGGGGCTGATTTTAACTTTCCTGTCGTAAACAAGTACCTGTGATTCTGTCTTATGACCACTGAATTTTTGCTTATCCCTGCCAGATCCTTCATAGTCTGAGATCCCTTTAGCCTTTAGATCATGGAAGGTGCAATCAAGTGGCCTACCAAGTTCTTCAGAAGCCGCGTTTCTCGCTTTTCTCCATGCTTCATTAAATCCCTTGTATGAATAACGCTCACCATACATTGTCCTGATAACAGGGCCATCCTGTCCCCATTCCCTGCAAATATCCACAGCCGCACTAAGACGCTCAGTCCAGGCTTTGATCTGTTTAATACCAGTTTTACCTTGCTGTATGAAAATTCCTTTATCAAGAATCTGATTCCAGTTCATTTTAAGAACATCAGATACCCTTGCAGCGCAAAGATACGCAATTTCCATCGCGGCTTTAACTGCAGGTGTCGCATGAGTGAAGATAGCTATGTACTCTTCATCAGTTATGTAGCGGTCGCGCTGGGGTTTAGGAAACTTATCGACACCAACACACGGATTACCTGGTACATAACCACGCTGATAACCCCAGCGGTATACACGAGACATTGAACTATGCTCGTGATTAGCCTGAACACGGCTTCTTTTACCACGTGCATCCATGTAGCGTCGGACGTGTTCTGGTTTAATGGCCTTTGCTTCTGCATCGCCGAAAACCGCTAACAAGTATTTTTCATGTGCCAGGTAATCTTTTTGTGTCCTGGGGGCAAGGTCTGCATAGTCAGCACTATTTAAAAATTTTTTCCACAATTGTTGAAAGGTGAGTAGTTTTTTTCGACCTTCAACGACTTTCTCGTAAGCTAACCAAACCTCCGCTTTAGAAGCGTTTGCTGGGGCTAGATTCTCGGTAGTACCTCCTGGCTTCCAGTAGTAACCGGAAGGGCGGAAAAACACACCCTTCGGCATCCACTCATTCAGCATCAATCACATCTTGGGATACAGACGCTTGGATAATATCTGCTTCGCTATAGTCGCCCCGCATAACCAGAAAACGAGCCTCATCGGAGCAGAGGTAATCAACTGCCCCATCAAATTTCCCCTTGCTGGTTGGTTTGGTTACGTTGCTCATGCTGTCCACCATTCAATAAACATGCAGATACCAACGGTTACTACGGCAATCAGCACCCAGCAGATCACATCTAACAGGGCGGCGAGCCGACGCAGGGTGTATTTGCTGTAATTCTCAGGTTCAAAATTCATTGCGCCTCCCCAAGCACCCAGCGCAGAGCCTCGGCATATTCGCCACTGGCATCTTCGAGTGCTTTTGTAATTTCTTTGCGGGTTTTCAGGCGCGGCTTTGCATCACCGAGGATCTGACGCTGACGCCGAGCTTTTTCATGGCCCGTGGTGCCGGCGGTCGCTGTCTCGATCTGCTTGACCTTCTCCCGTTGCTCTTCGGGTTTAAGCGATGCCAACTGACGCGCCTGGGTAACAGTGACCGTTCCGGACTCCACTGCATCGCGAACAGCTTGGGTGGCATCCAGCAGTGACAGAGTTGCGCGTACGGTCTGGACACTCACGCCAAACATCAGCGCTAAATCATCCTCATCGTGCCCGCGCTCCAGCGCATCAGCCATTTTCTTTGCTCGGCCTAGCGGCGTATCTGCCTGGCGGATTTCGTTAGCACTTACCATCGCCTGCGCCATGCGAATGGCAGAGCCACGTTTAGGGACTCCCGGAACCAGTAACGGTTCTTTGCCCAATTTTGACAGACGCTTATTGGCTTCCAGTGTATGGCGCACACGCTGGCGACCATCAACCACACAAGACAGCCCTGTTTCCGGGTCTTTCCAGACGATAATCGGCTCAAGAACGCCCTGGTCCATGATGTTCAGCACCATTGCCTCGCTGATAGGCAGGTGGATACGCTCATCGTAAAGCGGGTGCGTTTTGTCGGTAACCAGGTGCAGTTTTTCAGGTTCAAACGCTAAAACGTTCGTTTTGCCACTCGCGCCATATACCAGCTTTGAGTCTTTAGCCATCAGAGAGCCTCCACGTTACGGAAGCTGGTGGGGCAAATTGCCTTCAAAACGCGCATAGCCTCTAGAACATGCATATTTGTGCGATTCTTGGTGTGTCGCTCGGTCAGGCGATCACACTCTTTCGCCCATGATTTGACCTCTGCAAGAAGGGCGTCACGTTCGGTGCGCGTCTGGCGCAGAGCTACATTCGAAACATCGAGGACGGTAGCCAGTTCCTTGATGATTGCTGCCTGTTCTGGTGGCATAGTTTTGGCTATTTCGTACGCCTGTTTAATCAGTTGTTTTGCTGTCTTAGCCATCTTTTGTTCTCCATCTGACGCTCTGCAACGCGTAAATTTAGGGTGCAGCAACCCAACCCATGAGAATGGGTGAATAGCTGGTTAAAATTTCTTGCTGATGGGGGACCGCCACTGCAATGGCGGTACGTTAGTTCTCCACACAACACAGAAGAGCACCTGCGGCCGCAAATCCGCTCGGGCGGATTGTGTTAGGGCACGTCACTCGGTGGTGCTCTGATGTCTTTTGTAAAAGGGCGAACCAGAAACAATGGGGAAACTGGTGCCGCCAAGATGACATAGTCCATCAGACTCACTTGATGTTAGGTTATGCCTAATGTCATGTCAATAGGCTTAGCCTAATGTTGGTCGGCGGTCAAAAAAAATCCCGCATAAGCGGGATTTGTGTGAAATAAAGCTAGTGTTTTTATGATTATGGACGACGCTTTCTGAAATTCTCATCATTCTGTACATATTGTAAAGAATCAAGGATTAAACCTGAAATCCTTAATACATCCTCGGGATGTTCAATGAAAATACGATTGTTATCATGTTCAAGTCCGGCTCTTTTAATTTCATTACCGGTTATTTCATTGATATCAATTGGTAACTGTATGTTTGAGCGATTCTTCTTGTCATAATAGCGAACCAGCCAGCGGTTTGTTTTTCCTTGGAAAAGAATAGAGTAATAGGACTCTGTATCTTTGGCTTGAAGTTCGTATGCAGGGCCTATAATAGAACAGATTTTTTCAAATAAAATTCTTTCATTATAGGTTGTTACTATGTTGGGGTTCTCTGCATCGACAATATCTGCGCGCTCATCAATTACATTATTTTCAGTTACATCAGCAGGGGATTCTAATTCAGGAATAGATGTTCTTGATGAAAGACCAGAAACAACCATTTCACTTACTGACCTCTCTACGGCCTGCCTCACCAATGGAGTTATTGTTTCTATAAATCTTTGATTTAATTGACGACCAATATTTGCTCGTCCTGCAACATATCTAACAAATTCATGATCTACTTCCCGAAGGCTTGTACTCACGACTTTAACAAATGCAGAAATATAAACACTCTCTTCTGCAAGGGTTCTTAGGGCCTCTGGTTTGAATTTGTCATGGCGGAATCTAAATAATTGCTCAGCATCAGAATCTTTAATGTCATCCATCATGATTCGTAAAAATGGCGTTGAATCCATTATATTTTTTTCATTGAGATCCGTAAAAAAGCGCCATTCAATTCCATTAGTAATTGCTGATATTGTCACCTCAGGAGTAGAATTAAAATACCTAGATAATTGAGGACAATGGTTGTCCATTTTTTCTTTACAACCTTTGGCCTCAATAAACATAACGGGAACACCTTGGCAGAATAGAGCATAATCTACACGCTCACCCACTTTCACACCAGGGAAGTCCGCACCATATTCAGCTTTGACTTTTTGCGGATCATATGCGTTAAAGCCTAGGATGTCCAAAAAAGGAAGTATCAAAGCCTGCTTGGTTGTCTCTTCCGTTGTGCAGTGTTCTCTAACATTTTTAACATGTTCAATGTGATTTTTAAGACGTACTTTGAAGTTTTCCATGCATCCTCCATGCAAAGTGAAAACCTGCTGTTAAATCAAAGCAAGTCACAATCCCGGATAGGCTTCATACAAGCCAATCCCCCACAGGGATTGAGTTATGCAAGCGAATCAATCTCAGAGCTTTTAACATGTATGGAGCTTAGAGATATTGTCCGTTAGACCATATAAGCTTAAGCTCTGGCTTTCGTTTGTTTTTTTCCATCTTCCTCCTGCTCTGCCCATCTCCTTATCTTCATCTCTAATGAGTCTAAATATGCTTTAGCATCGCTATCTACCCAGCCAGGTATACGCTGTCCTTGCTCTAAGAGGACAAAATCAATGATAGCCTTTTTTTCTCTCGAAGCCTTATTATAGAGCTCGTCAATAGAACCATTTTTAACTATGGGATCTGTTGCGGGCTCACATGTATCAGTTAGCGGGTATCCCTTTAGTCCCCAGTGCTCGGGGCCCACAACATCAGAAAAGTAGTTCCAAAGCTCTGGTAGCTTCTCTTTCGATATGGAGCCTTTATTGATCCAGTCATGGATTGATGGGGGTTTTATTTTGAAATGACGTGCGATTTCCGCCTTACTCTTGGCAGAACCTATTGAAAGCTTCTTGTCTATGGCCTGCTCGATCGCTCGGCCCAATTCTTTACCACTAAGCATTGCCTAATAATCCTCATAACCTATAGCTTAGGCAATTCCTATTGATTGTTTATTAGGCTTAGCCTAATATCTGCTTGTGTGGAAATCATAGGAATCCGTTTATGAGAAGTAGCCTTGAAGCAATCAGTGAAGCCTGCCGCATTGTTGGGGGACAAGCCGCTTTGTCAAGGAATCTAGGCATCTCATCACCAACAGTGAATCAATGGACAACGGGCATTAGGCAAATACCTGCGGAACGATGTCCTGCGATTGAGAAAGCTACTGGTGGTGCTGTCACCTGCGAAGAGCTTCGTCCTGACATTGACTGGGCCTATTTAAGAGGTGCAGCAATGCGAAAGCTTAATGTCACTGCATCAAATTTGTAACTACCACCCGAGTTTGAAAGGAGTAGGTATGAACCTCAAAGAAGTCGTGAAATCTATGTGCAAAGCATATCCAGGTGGGCGCGAAGCAATGGCTGGCGCACTGGGAATGACGGTGACGCAGTTTAACAACAACCTTTACGAGAAAAACGGCTGTCGTTTCTTCGAAGTCAGCGAACTGGAAGCGATGGAGGACATCTCGAATACATCTCACCTGGCTGAATATTTTGCCCGCCGTCGTGGTGCTCTGCTGGTGGATGTTCCGCACCTGGAAGAACTGGACCGCGTGGACTTGTTTAGCCGGGCAATGCGTACCTCTGCCGCCAGGGGGCAGGTTGATCAGATTATCGAACAGGCGCTTGAAGATGGCGTTATTGAAAGGCACGAGGCCGAAGAAATCATGGTGCATCACCGCCGTCACCTGGCAGCTCGTGAAGAAGAGATTGCCGCAATCATCACGCTTTTTTCACGCAAAAAGAAGTGACGCCAGCGAGTTGCAGCTCCTGGCGTCGTGGCGTGCCGTTATCAGTGGAGATTACTAACGCATGAACAGTTTATCAACACAATACCGCAGGTCGCAACTTGTAGCGCGGCCAGTTCCTGGTGGAGCAGGGCCGGTGCAGTTCGTGTAGAGCCATTCGTTGGTGGTGGGTCGGTATTCCTGAACAGCGAAAAGCACGCAGATTACCTGCTGGCGGACGTTAACCCGGACCTGATTAATCTGTATCAGATGTTAGCGGTCGTGCCGGATGAAGTGGAATTGAAGGCCCGCTGGATGTTCGAGCACATGCGGTCACCAGAGCGCTATGAGCTGATCCGTTCCGAGTTCAACTCTCAGACGCTGGATGCTACTGAACGCGCAGCTGCATTCCTGTATCTCAACCGGCATTGCTTCAATGGTCTGATGCGCTACAACCAGGCGAACAAGTTCAATGTGGGCTGGGGAGGCTACAAGGCTCCGTATTACCCGATGGATGAGATGAAAGCCTTCGCGGCTATGGCGCATAACTGCGTATTCATGACGGCTGATTACCGCCGGACAATCAGCCTGGCCGGGAAAGGGGATGTGGTTTACTGCGATCCGCCTTACGAACCGATGCCGGGAACAACCGGATTCACCGCCTACGCCGCTGGTGGTTTTAACTGGGAGAACCAGGTAGACCTGGCGAAGCAATGCGTATCAGCCTTTCACCGTGGGGCTCGGGTAGTGATTTCTAACTCATCTGCACCGAAGGTTCTCGACCTGTACCGGGAGCATGGTTTTAACCTGCAATTCATCAACGCGCGCCGTTCGATCTCCTGCAAAAGCAGTACGCGGGAAGTCGCAAAAGACGTTGTAGCGATCCTTTAAGGGGGCTAAATGAAACTGACTTTACCATTTCCACCGAGCGTAAATAGTTACTGGCGCGCCCCGAGCAAGGGACCGCTGAAAGGCAGGCATCTGGTAAGCGAGACAGGGCGCAAGTTCCAGCAGGCAGCGAGAGCGGCGATTATTGAGCAACTGCGGGCCGTTCCCCGGCCATCCTCAGATCTGGCCGAGGTTCACATAAACGTTGTTGAGGGCGCGGGGCTTGAGCTTGATCCTGATGATGATTCACAGGTTCTTAAAGCGATTGGTGGCGGTCGCCTGCTTAATATTGTCACCTTTACTAAGTCAGGGACTTACACTCCAACTAAAGGGACGAAAAGAGTGCGGGTGAAAGTTTGGGGAGCGGGGGGAGGTGGCCAGAATGCTCCAGTTAGTGTGGGCGCATCTGGAGGTTGTGCTGGTGGATTTTCGGAAGGGTTATTTAATATTTCTGATAACGAAACTATATCTGTGACGATAGGTACTGGTGGCAGTGCTGTTGCTGCTGGTGTCTCGTCTAAAGGCGGGAATGGTGGTGATACAAGGTTCGGGAGTTTAATCTCAGCTACTGGAGGGAGTGGTGGCGGGGCTACAGTTCCTGCTGGAGGTATCGGAAGTGGCGGGAACATTTTAAATATTACTGGCGGAATATCTCAAGGTGGTCTGTATTATGGTTCTGATGCTTTTATTGGCGGGGCTGGAGGAGCTGCATTTTCATCAACGGGTGGCAATGGCCACTTCGGTAGTTCTGGCGATGATGGCGGTTTCCCCGGCTCAGGTGGTGCCGGGGGGAATGGTAACTATTCATCAGGAAAAGGAGCGAATGGTTTAGTTTACCTTGAAGAGTTTTCCTGATTATTTTTGCTTTGAGCGTCCGCCCTTATTTTTGCTCTAATTTTAATTAGTGGCTTGTCTATTAATATTACACAAACGATCCCAAGTGCAATTGATATTGGGTAGCCTAATAAAAAGATGGATAAGCCACGATTTTCACCACCAATAGCAAGCCATGCTAGAAATCCACCAAAATATTGACAAAGAAAAATTGGATAGGCCAGGTCACCAAACCACTTGAGTATTTTCTCAAGATGTATGTTTGTCTTTATTTTTAATAATACCAGGGTTGTAAACAATGCTATTACATTATTGGTGTAGTAAAGTATTATGTTGTACTGACCTAATGGATTAATTGTATATAAATGCCAATTGGTAATAAAAATCCCGATGCAAATAAATGTTATTAAAAAAGCTTTGTGTGGAGAAAGATACATAGCTTTGAACTTTCTATGGGCAAAATAACCCAGAGAACCCATGCTAAAAGGAAGTGTTGCAGCAAGGAATGGGAAATACGCCATATCAAAAGAATGGTGTACTACATATACGTAAGCATGATAAAGCAGTGAAAGCAGAATCGACGTAATGGCTGTAAATTTATTTCGGGCTATGAAAAGCCACAATAAAAAATAACATGTTATCTCAACACCCACTGACCATGATGATGTGACTATTCTGAATCTATTACCATCAATAGCAAAGTGATAAATGGATGAAAAGGCACCGAATGGATTTGCTACAGCATTATCAGAAAGGAAAGCCCAGGGGAAGATTAAGAGGTTTCCTAATAAATCTCCAGGTAAGAAATTGCCTGTCCAGTTTGAGTGGAATTCCTTTGCGGATGGAATTAATTTTATAATAAGAAAGCCCATGACGAGAAAAAATATATATGCCGGGAATAACCTCAGTATTCTATTTTTCCAAAACATAGAGAAGTTGAACTTGTATGTTTCATGCAAAATGTATGTTATTAAAAAACCACTAATAACATAGAAGCAATTCACTGCAAAGTTGCCAAGTGCAGGTATGCGAGCCGTTAAGTGAAAAGCAATGACGCACGATGCCAAAAAAAACCTTATTAGGCCAAGCATTATTTTATCTCCGCGCCAATATCGCGCATTTTATTTATTACATTGTTAAGTTGCTCATCAGACAGAACAAGCTGAGCTGCAATATAAAACAGTATGTGTCTTGACATTACCCTGGGGCTCTCTCCGCCAGTGTATTTCCGCCATTGGCTATCGCTGGCTACACCTGCGAGCCCTGCCATTTGGTTTCCGGAGTAATTTAGTGCGGATTTCAGTCTGGCTAAATCTTCCTGCGTTGGAGGGGTGTATTTATTTATTAAAATCATTCTCTTATTTAACCGTTTAAACACGTAAGGCGATGTTAGCCCTGAAGGGGCGGGGCGTCAATCTTAATTGCTTCATTGAAAAGATGAAGACAGGAACAGGTATGGACAAAAGATATAATACCGGCAATCCAAGACCTTCAAATAGCATGAAGGATCTGAATGATAACGCCCTGGCGTACGATGATTTCCTGAACAGCGAAAGCGATACTTTTATAGATCGTTTTGGTAACGCCCAGGATACGATAATTGGGGCTACTAAAAAAATGGCAGCTGCTACCGACGCTGTTATTGATGAAGCCCGCCAAAACCTGATCCCTCTCAGCCGGCAGTACATGACGCTGGCGGCGGCGCAGGCGGATATTGCGAATATTCCGGCAGGTTCAACAACCTATGTCCGCAGTCAGGACGGAAGCTCTCTGGCCGATGAGTATATCAACCTCGCTGGAACGCTGCAGCCAACCGGACGGCGGATGGTTCGTGACGACTACGCATACCAGGTATCGCCAGACAGCGTGACCCTGGCAGCATATGATCCGGAGACTTCCCGCGTGGCTCCATTTTTAAATACAAGCGGCAGATTAATTCAAATCGGTCCTGACGGAAAATATTACGAACTTTTAACCCAACAAGAATCCGAACTCTATGCGCTGGGCCGGGAGGGTTCTATACCGCAGTTTATTGGCGGTGAAAAAGTGTGGCGGATGACGGTTGATTCAACCACAAACCAGATCGTTGAAGCTTATACGGTTGGTGGGAAGCACTGGATTTACTCAGACGGTGGCCTGGTAGCTGTTAATAACGGAAATGGCGGTGGTGGTGGCGACGATGATGCCAACCAGCTCCCTGAGTATGGACTTCATTTGTCAGGGTCTACTGTGTACCCCTACTCAGAGACAGTGCCTGTATGTTTTATCTTTGTGACTGCTGGGCAATCCAACGCTCGAGGATATTGTCCTGACGCCGATCAAACCATTGTCGCAGCAACGCCGATATATCCTGATAACGCTTTCATGCTCAGCGGCGGGGTTAGGCGTACAGGGACACGCAGCACTACTCTGGTGCCACTGGTTGAGGCAGTAAGTGGGACAGATAAAGAAACGGCCGCAAGCGGCCTCGCGAACACCTTCATTCGCGATATGGCTGCAGCTACCGGAATCATGCCGCGCACGCTATCAATCGTATGTGCGCAGTCTGGTCAGGCTTACGAGTACCAGAAACGGGGTAACCAGGTATATCAGTATCTGCTCGATTCAATCGAAGACTGCGTAACGGCCTGTAAAGCACGCGGCTGGCTGCCGATTGTTCTCTGCGTTGACTGGATGCAGGGAGAGTCCGACGAGGACTGGTCAGGATTACGAGAAGGAATGTATGAATCACGGATGAGGCAGTACCAGAGACAAATCACCAGCGACATCATCGCAAGAACGGGTCAAAACGAACCGCCGATTATCGCCATTACCCAGCTGGGGTATGTCAATGACGGGCATGGTGCATTTACAGGCCAGTACGCGCGACTGGCGTCGACGCGATTGCACGGAAAAGAGCAATTCAGGCTGGTCAATAGTTTGTACCAGTACGATTTTATTTCAGACGGTCTGCACTTGACGTGTGCGGGCCAGAACCGGCGCGGAGCAGCTGTGGCGAGAGCGCTTCTCCAGGAGTGGTTTACGAGCGGCTGGTCAGGGATGGTTCCGACCAGTTTCGTGTGGAACTCACCCACGCAGATACAAATCAATGTCCCAGCGTATACGAACCTGGTGCTGGACACGACTACGATCAACACCTCCGGTCTGGCCAATTACGGCTTTAGCTACACGGATGAGACTGGTGCTCCACCTGCTATATCGAGCATCGCGATCAGCTCGGACGGCAAGGGCGTGCTGATTAACCTGGCGACCGCCCCCTCTGGACGTTTTGGGCGCGTTTCCTATGCGACAGCAGAAAACCCACTTCAGAGCGGCGCATCTGTAAAACCTTCCGGGCGGACTCTTGGTGCAAGAGGGTGTGTTCGATCTTCCGCTGGAATCATATGGGTGTATGACACATCCGTGACTCTTTACGACTGGCTCCCCGCTTTTCGTATTAACGTTTTCTGAGGATAAAAAATGAGACTGATTTACACACTAACTGGACTGAATAACCCCTTACTCCCTGTGTACTCACAAACAGCGGCAGAGAAAGCGATCTCAGAACTATCCCCATCAGTATGGACACCAGTGAAGACAGAGTTTCTAAAAATGGGGTCTGGTGCAAAAGTAGTAGCTATCTCTAACCGATTAGATGGCGGACTTTTCAAGTCACTGGAGACCCTCGAGCCATCCACAAAGCTGAATGGTTCTGTTTTGCAGGGGCTTAATTTCTCCGGTGCATCCGGCATGGCTGGTGATACGGCGGTGGTTATGGACGCAAACATCAATACTTTTGCATTCATCTATCAGCTGCCAGGTGGGGCGCTTCCGGCTACGCCACAGGACAGAGCGGTTATCGCAACCCAGGAAAGCACACCTCATGGCGTCGGCATTCGTACAACGTCAGCAGGTTCATTCCCGATTTTTCTGAATGGAGGGATCGAGGCCGATCTGGCATTTACTCCTAACAATATAGGGCAATCTTTATTCTGCGCTGTAGTTATGTGCTCTAACAAGGCTGCTGGATCCTATGCAATTGCATACCAGCGGTCAGATCAGTCTGCAGTGACCAGCCGACAAGTGACGGGCTATACAATCCCAGCGTATAGCCCGTCTCAAAAAATGAGTATTGGCGGAGCAGGCAATGGTTCAGTGTCTCCGTTAACATCCGTTTTGTCAGAATGTTTGGTTTTCCCCGGCAAATATGCATATGGGACCAGCACACTGGATGTCATCCTGGCATATCTGATGGAGAGGATTGGAAAAATCACGGCCTAGAATTTGCCGAATGCATCCGAGTCGGTCCGCAGCGATGGAGCAGGAGAGAGTCGGCGGCCGCCGCCGGATAATGACTGAAGAAGTGGTGGAGCGGTGCCGCAGAATGCTGGAGAACGGCGCTACCCGGCAGCAGGTGGCTGATGTGACAGGCGTGGACGTGAAAACAATCTACAAGTACCTCCCGGCGACTTGAAGGCAAAGATTTCACTACTTTTCCTGATATGTTACGTTTGGCTTAATCAATTCATTCAGCTTTGAAAACAGTTTGGTTTGTTCGTGAACGGTAAGAAAACAATAAGTTTTGAGCAATTTTTAACTATTAACAGCAATCTTGTTTCCATCTCAGATACATGGGCTGACTTGTGGGCGTTAATTTTTCACACGGGTTTAAGCGCTGGAAGGCTGCTGAGTATTCGATATGATGATATTGATGGTGACTTGATACTGATACGAAAACAGGGTCACCTGAAGGAGCTACGTGTTAAATCAACCCCTCCAGTGGAGGGGATCATTGCTCGTAGAAGAGAACGCTATCCAGAAGATGTTTTTTTATTTCAGAGCCATTCTAACCGTGTGAAGTACCAATGCCGGCCGGTCACTATAATTGCTTTCAACGCCGCTTTACGTCGCGCCGCTAGATCATTACCAGACGTTAACGTAAGCAGTAGTAGCGCGAGAAACATACCGGACTAACCGCCTGTCCAGTCGCGTGTGGCCGATGTGACAGGCGTGGGGGTGAAGACTATTTACAAATATTTGCCAGTACAATACGGCGATAAAAACCCCCTTGAGCAGGCACACTCAAGGGGAAAATACTACATAACATCATTGCTGTGTGCGTCTTTGCGCTCGTCTATCTTCCAAGAATATGCCTAAAGCTTCCAGATATTTCTGGTCTGAGCTGTTACATCATGGAGTAGGTGCCGATGTGATAGGTTAAGAGCGAAGATGATCTGTAAGTACCTTCCGACGTCGAGGGGCAATGACCATGAATTTGGGTCTATACCATCCCAATTCATATATTCTTTGTAAGTCTATGAAATATAGAGCAAAGTATTCTGTTCGAAATGAACCATATGGAATAGCCAAAGGCTAAAATGCCCAGAGTAAAAACAACAATCAGCAAGTCCGTCTGTGACATCTTATATCCATTTTGCAGTAGCAGGTTTTGAGAAAAGATAGTTCATAGTTGGCACATAGACAACATAATCACTAAGTGAAACCAATATCAGAGGCTAAAAGGTGACTGGTTTCCTCCTCAGTGTTCCTGATTGATAGCTGGAACCTGTATTGATCAGATCTCTTAATGAATCTACTGTATATAAAAACAGTATTTTCGGGAGGTGAAGTTATGCCGCGAAACTCAGATATCGAAATAGCCTGGCGTCAGGCAATTGTCATTGAGCCTAATGGCCGTCGCACCGTGACAACGTCCGGTTTTATCCGGGAACTCGCAAAAGTTAACTGGATATGGTCACCGCGCCAGGCTAACCAGTGGATAGAGCACTGACATTCCGGGATGTCTCAACGCAGGAAGGCGATGAGCTCACGTTCCAGTTATACAACCCAAACGGAGGGCTATAACGTGGGATTTCCGTCGCCAGCTGCTGACTATGTTGAACGGCGTCTGACCGTTGATTCACTCTGCGGTACCGGCCCCAATACTCGGATAGTACAAACAGAAACCGGCTATGCCGTAGTGGATTGCTTCGTAAAACCAAAGCAAGGAGATACCGTTTTAATTCAATACGGCGGCGGCACTGATTTTGCAAAAATTATGGGCCGGGCATTTATTACACGAGACGGTGAAGCGTTGGAAGGTGAGGCCCTGGATGATGTTACAGTTGTCGGGGTAGTGACATTCGTTATCAATCGGATAGGGAAGGATGATGATGATTATCCAGTAATATGA